CCAGAAGGCAAGTGGACTATGGACAACGGACAAGACGTACACCTTATTTTTACAGGTGGCGAACCACTGTTAGGATGGCAGAAATTTTACACAGAACTATTAGAACATCCACGTATGAAGGACTTAAAGAATGTTACATTTGAAACAAATGCTACACAAAAATTACAACCTGCTTTTAAAGACTATCTCAACAATCAGGACAGATTTACAGTCACTTGGAGTTGTTCCCCGAAACTTAGTGTTAGCGGAGAATCTAAGGCTGATGCTATTAAGCCTGGGATTGTTGCCGATTACTATGGCATTAATCGCAGTGAACTTTACCTCAAGTTTGTTGTCGCTGACAGTGTGGATGTGGACGAAGTTGCGGATGCTGTTCAAGCATACCGTGACGCAGACGTTAACTGTGCAGTATATTGTATGCCGCTTGGCGGACGTTCGGAAGAGTATACGCTCAATGTTCAACAAGTCGCAGAACTTTGCATGGAGCGAGGTTGGAGGTTCACTCCAAGACTACACATCAGTCTCTTCGGAAATGCCTGGGGAACATAAGAAGGAAACACAATTGGACAAGGCAATGAAAGCACCAATTGATGAAGATAAACTAAGACGGGCAGGAATGTAATGTTAGACAAATTTAATCCATTTAAAAAGAAAGAACAACCTAAAAAGTCTGCACCCAAACGTAAAAAGTCTGAAAAAGAACTTGCTACAGAAGCAGGCGAACCTTGGGTAAGTGTATTAAGTATGGAACTTGCAGAAGGTAGTTTAGAACAGGGTGCCTTTGAATTGGATTGGAACGATATATTTGTGGCTAAACTGATTCGTGCAGGCTATCAGGGCAAATCTGACAATGACATTGTGGATAACTGGTTCCAGGATGTATGCCGTAATATTGTAATGGAAAGTTATGAAAAAGATCAAGCAATGCGTAATGTTGAAAACATCGACGAACACAGGAACGCATACAAGTGATCTATATAAATGGTGATAGTCACAGTGCTGGTGCTGAACTAGTACAAGATTATTGTTTTGCAGAGGACGATCCTCGTTATATTGCTTACGGCAGAAGAGCTCATCCAGAAGCAATCCCTCTTACATTTGGATATAAAATAGCACAAGCACTTAATCAACCATTTTTTATGGATGCTGAGAGTGCAAGTAGTAATGCTAGAATACTTCGTACTACAAGACAATTTGTAGAACAAACACAAAACAAAAGCAAACTGTTTTGTATTATAGGATGGACAACCTGGGAGCGAGAAGAATGGCTAGTGGACGATCAGCATCTACAAGTTACCGCAAGTGGTACAGATTCTGTGCCAGAACATATGGTAGAAGATTACAAGCAGTGGGTGTTAGAGCAGACACCCGAAGAATGCAAGAGAAAGCAAAGGGTTACAAAACTAGAAATTGATAACCTTGCTAACATTTTCAATGAACAAGGAATAAAGTATTTGTTTTTTCATACTGATGATTATGCACAATACCTAATGGAACAAGGCTACCAAACTATTAATAATGGCTATCATTTTGGTGCAGATGCACACACTGCTTGGTATAAACATTTGTTGCCTCAAGTAATGGAAAAGTTTGGTGCACAAAATACGTTGACAAATATACCAAAGCGTAGTATTATAAACACAGTTAAAGAACAATTTAGAGGTTTCAACTGATGGCAACTTACTTGCTTGTAGATACTATGAATACTTTCTTCCGTGCCCGCCATGTAGTTCGCGGTGATGTAAGTGAAAAAGTCGGTATGGCAATACACGTCACACTAAATGCAATCAATAAATGCTACAAACAGTTTAATGCAGATCATGTAGTGTTTGCACTAGAAGGACGCAGTTGGCGCAAGGACTTTTATACTCCTTATAAAAAGAATCGTAGTGATAAACGTGCGGCACTTACTCCTAAAGAAGCAGAAGAAGATGCGGCTTTCTTTGAAGCATATGATGACTTCTTAAAGTTTATGAGTGAGCGTACAAACTGTAGTACTATTAAGTGTGATATTGCAGAAGCAGATGATATTATTGCACGTTTTATTGCTAAACATCCTAATGATGAACATGTTATTGTAAGCAGTGACACAGACTTTGTACAGTTGCTAACTCCTACGGTACATCAGTACAATGGCATTACAAAAGAAACTATACGTCTAGATGGTGTATACGATGATCAAGGTAAGCCTGTTGTAGACAAAAAAACTGGAGAACATAAGATTCCTGCTGATCCTCAGTATCAACTGTTTAAGAAATGTATGCGTGGTGATCCTACAGACAATGTGTTTAGTGCGTATCCAGGTGTGCGTGAAAAGGGTAGTAGTAAAAAAGTTGGACTAGTAGAAGCATATGCAGATAAAGATACCAAAGGTTTTGCTTGGAACAATCTTATGCTACAGCGTTGGACAGATCACAATGGCGAAGAACATCGTGTGCTAGATGACTATGAACGCAACGTAGTGCTTGTGGATTTAACTGCACAGCCTACTGAGATTCGCAATTATGTTGATGACATTATTACAGAACACAGTGTTGCTAAAAACAAATCTATGGTGGGCGCACACTTTATGAAGTTTTGTGGTAAGTGGGATATGCAACGCATTGCAGAAAATGCAACACAGTTTGCAGAACTATTGCAGAAAAACTATCCGGAGGAAAACAATGCAGTACGTGGCTAAACCTGTACTTGAAAATAAGTTTTGGATATTAGAAGATAATGGACAAAAAGTAGGCACTATTCGCAGTAACGAGCATGGTGTTACACTCACTGTTGGTAAAGAAAACCAAACATTTAAGAAGTTAGACGAACTCAAACAAAAGTTCAAAGTAAGTTTTACCGGAAAAGAACTTGTTAAAAAAGAAAAACTAGAGTTTGAAGTACACGGCTTTCCTTGTAAAACACAACCTTTTAATCCTATATATGATTGTAAACGCAAACTACCTTTGTATACAAAAACAGAAGGTAGCCAAAGTTTCTTCTGCGCAGGATACTATGTTGTGCATTGGGAAGATGGCAGTCATAGTCCTAGTTATTGTCCAAAACTTATTACATTAAGTAGATATGATTTTGATGGTCCTTTCAAATCTAAAATGGAAATGCAGGAAATACTTAGGAAAAGCAATGGCTAGACCGCAGTTTCCTAACTTAGATAAATTTGCTCACAGTTGCATAAACCTGCGCAAAGATAGTTTGACTGTACCTGCGCAAGATGCACGTGGTGTTGCAAACGATTATACCCGCCTACTTGAATACATTACTGAACTTCAAAACACTGTAATCGAACTTAAACAAAACGATGTTATCAAAGTAGAAATAGATAATGGTCAATTCTAAGCACCTACTACTACACTTTCCCGGTCATCACGGAAACTTTCTCAGTAGAATGTTTGACTTTGCATCAGGCAGACTTGAGCAGTTTGATGTGTTCAACAATGCCACAGGCACTGCTCATGCACACAAAAAACTATATCCGCATCAATCTTTTATCACTTGTTGTCCAGGCGAACTTAAAGGTGAATATGATGATGAATATGATCTCACAGGCAAAGACGTCGCCATCACATTTAACAAAAATCACTTTGCATTTGAAACTGTATACTTATTATTTAAAGCAAACAGAGACAGAGGTATTGATCTATTAGACGATGATCAATTAGACTTGGCTATAAACCTTACTGTAGATAAGCGTGAAAATCGCAACTTACTAGTAGATCCTCAGGCATTTACAAATCCCATTGATTGGTTCATATATCAGTTTAACGTAGTCAAATATATATGTGATCGTCAAAACGTAATGGATCGTGAATTTAGTGTACACTGGATGTATAATAATAGTTTTGAAAAGCGTCTCCGTGAGCTACTAGAATGGTATGGACTTGAACAACAGCACAGCGTTTATGAACACCATCAAAGGTTCTTGGAACTGCGTCAGCCAATGCTGGAAGCAAAAGGAAAAACGGGCAGTTGTTTTCAAGATGCATTTGTGTGCTGGCAAGAGAACATTGCGAACTGTAGAACAAATCCAGTAGATATTAACATCCTGGGACCTAGACTCAAACAACTCTACAAAAATCATTAACTACGCATATTTCTGGATAAATAATATTAGCATATTATAAAGTGAGATCCAGAAAATGAGTAGACCTAAACCAACTGTATTGTTGGAAAAAGTCGAGAAAGAAACTTACAAAGCCGAGCAGGTGCTTGCAAGTGAAGGCATCTGGGCAGTTTACTACGACAAAAAACCAATCAATCTAAAAACATTCAATATGCTTATTAGTTACCCAGGGCCTAAGTATAAAAAGGTATCCTTCTCTAATCCTGGACATGCTATTAACCTATGTAAAAAACTTAACAAACAGTTTCAAACAGAGTTGTTTACAGTTGTTGTACTAGACAAAGGTAAGCAGATCTATCCATGATATGCGCAGTAAGGACGAATATACTGCCGCTTTTTTAGAAAACGATCCTAGAGAGCCTCATCTTAGACCGCAATATGATATTGCGTATGTCAATTGGTGGCAAAATGCTCGACGAGATGGCGGCTTTAGACTTACCCAAAAGGGTTGCCTGCACTGTATTGATAGACTAGAATTAGAATATTATGAAATACCTATTTCTGATATTGATCCTAGTCCTAAGTTTTTATTAGATCTTGACAGATTTATCAAAACACCTTATTATATAAGAAACATAAAAAAACAAAGCAGAGCAATATTATTGTTTGATAAAAAAACATATTTTGCACTAACTATGTACAACAATGACTTTGAAAAATTTATAAATGCACACAAAGTTTAAACACTTTTATACTCGTGAACTAGAAGATACACACTGGCGTTGGATTGTTACAGCAGAAGTTGATAGTGATACGCCTAGAGGTAAACGAGAATTTCTTGCTTGGATGCATGATCATTTTGGTGAACCAGGTAATCGTTGGAGCATACGCTGGAGTATGCTAGGTGTTGATATACGTTTTCATGAGCCTAGGGATTACTTCAAATTTTCCAT